AATCAGGAGAACTATCATCTAGAGTCTGGTCCTGCACCATAGCTAGCAGAGCCAATCTCTCACAATGATACTCTGCATTCATCAGATATTCCCTAGCCTTGAGAGTCTTAGGCGTGGGAGTATTTGGGTCTTTGGCAGCTTCAGCAAGCAATACATCTTCAGCAGCTACCATGAGTATCCGCCTGATAGCACCAGTATTCATCTTTTCAACTATCCCACGGTAGCTCATATAATCTCCTACGTCTTGACGATGTAGTTCACTGTCTGAAATGGTGGATTCTTCGCATCACTATTAGCATTCACAGCAGCATTACCTGCTAAACTGGTTACGCTTACAGTTAATGCTGGAATAGATAAAGCTGGAACAGAATGTGTGTGAGTTCCTGTTGGTAATGATGTTGGAGAACCCTGCTGAGCAACTACAGTTGCAGATGGTGCTCCAGTAGTTCCAGTGCCAGTAGAACTAGCTACAGTTGCACCAGCGCCAGTTCCTGTAACTGGAGCAGTTTGAGTAACTGTATGAAAATGGTCAATTGCTCCACCGACAGAACCTAATACAGCACCAGTTCCAGAAGCAGCTTTGCCTAATGGAAATCTCTGCACTAAGTTAGGAATATTAAATGTAGTAGAGCCATCACCAGGCCCATACAATATTCCCAACACTGCAAACAAAGCTGCAAATGTAGTTCTACTTACAGCCGCACCATTACAGAGTAAAAATCCTGTAGGAGCCGCTCCACCACCATAAGCTATAATACTACCAGATGGCATACCAGCCGGAGCTACAGCAGGATTTAATGTTCCTTCATTAAGCACACTGGCATTCAATGGGAGCGGAACATATGTCGCTCCATTATCAGTGGAATACTCAAAGATATGAGTAGAGTCATTCCACCGTAGCCAGTTAGATGTGATAGCCATTAGCTACAAACTCTCCAGTAGGTTCCATCGAATATCACTATTACACCACTACCATTACCGATGGTTCCTGTAGCTAAAGATATATTTCCACCAGTAGCTAATGTCATACCACCGCTTACACACATGATAAATAGTATTCTACCAGTTGAACCACCAGTAATGCTCTGGATACTGAATCCACCACCAGTTACTCTTAACATACTAGTATTAGCATTAAGTGCTACAGCTGAATTTGCAGCAGATAATGTAACTGATTGAACACCAGTAGCATTTACTCCACCAATGTTAGCATAGCCAGCAGTAACAGCACCACACGTAACCATATTACCTTGGGTATTAATTTGTGCACAAGTTATATTTCCACAAGTTATATCCCCAGTGTTTATGGTTGAGGGAGAAAATGACGCAGCAGTTAATGCACCCACCACATTCAGGGTGCTATTCATTGTAACTGGAGCAGAGAATGTGGTGGCACCTGCTATTGTGATTGCACCTGCACCAGATATTGTTATCCGTGCAGTGTTTGAGGTCTTGAGATATATAGGTCCAGAAAATGTAGTAAGGTTAAGACCATTAGGAGCACCTGCATAAAGTGAAAGTGCATCAGCTATAATATAAGGATTGGTAGAAGCACCACTACCTACACCAATATATCCTCTGGTAGCACCTACGTTATTCTGGAATACTATAGCAACGTAAGCATTAGCTCCGGCGCTGAGGTTAGCTAATGTAAGCTGACTAGCACCATCAAATGACGATGTGATAATAGAAGCTATCCCACCAGTAGCTGCTAATGTTAAGTTCCCTGCCCTATCAAGAGAGAATAGAGTAGCAGGTGAAGCCAATAAATCATTTAGAGTTTTAATCTTAAATGCAGATGTATCAGCAGATATATCCCAATTCTTCTGGTCTGCTGCGGCATCAGTTTCATTAAACCTAATTCCAGGATTTATGCCAGAGTATGTATTTAATCCAGTCCAAGTATTAGGTGCAGACAATGAAGGTCCACTACCGCCAGGAATTACAGCAGGTGGCAGAGTGCCTTCAGTAATAATTGCAGCATTCAACGGCAATGGATTGAATGATGCCCCATTGTCCGTAGAATACTCAAATATATGAGATGTGGGATTCCACCGTAGCCATTGAGCTGCCATTAGACAATTCCCCTAACCTGCCATGAAACATTCGCATTAACTCTAACACCGATAGAGTTAAATACTAGAACCTTAAAACTTACAGGATTAGGGATATCTACGAAATCATAGATAATAGTCAATGGCTCAATAGTCTTAGTTGGTGAGATGTTAATAGAATCTACATCCTTAAATGGCTTATTGAAGAACACTACAGTTCCGGCCACATCAGCAGCCAATGCATTCAAGTTACCAGAATCCATCTCACGCTTAACATCTATTGAGAATGTCAGATTATAGAACAGAGCCAATGCCTTATCATTGTTCTCTGTGAAGTCTATAGTAACTCGGACATATCTGAACGATGTCAAGAAAACAGATTTGGCGTGGACTATAGGAGTCCAAGTAACTCTGTCTAATGAACCTTCCACGCCGGGAGTCTCAGTTACTGTGCCAGCCAAAGACAATTGCTCTATGGTATAGTTCATGTTGAACAGTGTATTATTTATCACTGTCCCATAGTCAATTATCTCCTGATACTTACCAGTAGTTAAGGTGGGCTGAATGTAAATTGGATGTCCAGAATTAACTTGGTCTGATATCTTAGTCCAACCTTGAGATGAGAAGTGAGTATCCCAAGTCTTGACCAAATCTATACAGACGAGAATCTTACCAGTATTGTCTGATATCCAAGTCCAGTTCTGTCCAGCTAATTGATTAGCATCCCAGCCTACGAACTCATCATTTACCCAACCAGCTATAGGACTACCATATACAAGAGCATTAACCTTCAGACCAGAGAGAATACTCTTACGAAAGTCAAGTAACTCAAAGTCAGGAGGCTGTGCTACTACTAGAGTTACTGATGCAGTAGGACCAATATTGCCAGCTATATCTGTGGGAGTTACACTATAAGTAAAAGTCCCGGCGGCACTTTCAAATGCAGCTATGAAAGTTCCCTTCTGAGTTCCTATCAGAACTGGACCTTTAGCTATAGTATAGTAATCTATATCCCATATTGATGATGGGTCACTCCACTGCAATAGGATGTTGTTATCTATTACCCGTCCATTGACAGTAAACGAACCTATTGGAGTTATGACTACATCAACGAATGAGAATCCATCAGAATGAACTCCGGCCCCATTTATTGACTTGAGTAGATATCTCGTAGTCCCTACAATTATCGGGTCTAGGCGTGCCTCAGTTATTCCAGTGATGGTAATCTGATTGGCAGTCTCCCAAACTGAGCCTCTACGAATCTCATATGTCCTAGCATTCGCAGCAGCTTGCCATGTAAGAACTAGATTTCTTTTGGTAGTTGAATAAGTAAACCCAACCGGAGTATCTGGTGTAGGTTGAGTTACAATTATAGCTACCCTATCAATTACAGGGAATACCTTAGTCTGAAGGTCATCTACACTATTTACTAACCCATTAAGAATATCATACAGGCGTGGGTCTACCTGCTGGTATCCTTGTATTAGAGTTTGAATATCAGCTACTCGAACTACATCATCAGTAGCCATTAGAACTCTGGCCTTTCAGCCCACATTGCCATTCCGTAAACCCAAATTCCTCTAATGTTGAAGAATTCACCTAGTTGGTCTACACGGAATCTGAAAGACATGAACTCATTCTGAGCACCTATAAACTCCCGCTTGATAAGTTGTCCAGGAGAATTAGATAGTAAGATGCTCGGAGCATTTATGACTAGAGTTCTATCAAGAGATGATGCAGCTATCTGTAGGTTTCCATTTCCATTTACTCTAAGTCTCACTCCTGAGAACATACACATTCCACCCTTAGGGTCATGTGATATGAGTGAAGTCTCAAAGTAAGATATCTTAGGATTACTCCAATCATCCGGCGTGGTTGGGTCAGCCTTGTATATATTCCCCGGTGCTCCTGCATACTTGTATGTAGCCTGCTTAGTTGAATAGACGATATCAACAAACGAAGCTACTAGGTCTACAGGAAATCTCCAAACAGCCCACTTGATATCAGCACTGTTCATACCTTCAGTGTAATCAGCATAAAGGATATGAGATGCAGTAGCCGCGCCGTCAAGTGGAACCATTACATAGATTTTTGAATCAATCGGATTCAGGCTTACAGTTACTTTATTGAATACCTGCTTATTGATTCTTTTCCAAATATCATTTATCTTACCAGTAAGTTCATCACCAAATGTTCCATTGAACAGCATCAATCCCTGACGTGATGCCACAACAAATCTATCAGTAGTCTGACCTTCGATATCCAATACTTGCTGGATTCCAAAGCATTCAGTTCCTATTGCTGCATCAAGACTTGAGACAGTCCACGTAGCTGCTACATCATTGTTAGTCTGTGTGATATAGCATCTATAGGACTTGAACATTATCATCTGCCCACGGAACTCTACGCAGGCTCTGACAGTCCCACCGTTATCCTTTGGATAGCAGTCTAGAAATCCATCTACATCACTAAACGCTTCAGGCTGGTTTATCTGAGATACGCGCACGCGAGCAGGTGCTGCATCTTCACCACAGACTACGAGTGAATTCTTATAGATAGCAAGACCCACACCAGCAGGACAATTAGCGCGTAAATCAAGAAGATACGCAGCAGATTGAACGAGAGAAGCATCAAAGAAATCAACAGTAAATGTAGTAGATGTATTATCACCAAGCCGTCCGTTAGGAACTTGGAAGAATTCATACTGAGCTGGGTTGTTATTGTAGCTAGCTATAGTCTCAGTAGCTACAATCCAACGAGCTACAGTTCCGGGGGGTCCAATAGGAATGTTGGATAAGTCTGCCTTCTTACTACCAACAGCAGTGAGGACTGCCACAGGACCATACTTGGTAAGGAATCCAGAAGTAGTCTCAAATGCTACAGCAAATAGATGTGTGCCTATTTCTACGCTACCGGCAGCAGTGGAGTTTGTAACTGTAGGTGCAGATGCAGGAGCAGCACCACCAGCAATTCTAGCTAATCCTGCACCTTCATATACATATACATACTCACCCGGTAATCCTCTATCTCCATTGTGTGGACTTATGAATGCTCTATCGAACATCACTACGCACGAAAAATCTGTCATTGCTGGAATAGTTAAGATAGCTACTCCAGGCGCAGTCGAATCATATATCGAACCATCATCCTTCAAACAAAGATATCTGGTAGCCTCACCAGATTTCTCATAGGTATGAACACGAAGCAAAGGTCCAGTGATAGTTAAGTCTAGTGCTGAGCCATATCTAGACCTAATTTCTTCAGTATCAAAGGATACATTATATGCTTCTATAGAGTGGTCGATAGGGACAGCTTCATCATGTCCTCTATCAAACACACCCTTAAAAGCATTTATTAACTTTGCTTCGTGTTCAGCTATCACATTACACCGCCGCAATAACTGGGAACCACTTAGCTTGTGAACGGCTGTAGACTAGAGTCTGAGCACGATTGACTACCAGAGCTACAGCAACTGCTATATTACCAGTCGCTACCAGAGTAGCAGCAGCGAGAGGAATAAGAGTAACTGCCTGATTCCCAACACCCGGAGTCTTAGGAATCAGATTTGCGATAGCAGCCGTGCCTGATACAATGAGAACGTCAGCATTAGCTTCCATCGTTGCTGCTGATGCCACGATTCTCTCTGAGAGTTTGCTTATCTGTCCCGGAAATCCCATTTTAATCTCCTCGACAGGTTATACACTACGGAGTTTTGGAACTCTATAGGGTAGTCTCCTGACTGGTTTACCTTGCTGGTTTCCCAGTTCGATTTGAATATACGTGGTTAGACGATACCGATACACACCTTCTTTGACAATACCATCTTTAGGATTCTTAGCAAGGTGAGTAGCAGCAATGCTGGCTATCTTAGCCCCCAGAAGACCGGCGCCGTTAGTCATGTTGATAATGCTATTTTCGTTGGTTATTACTCCAATAGCATTATTGATATACTTCATCCGAACTTCTTTATCTACTGTAGCTCCGATGAGTTGGATAGCATTCTTTCTGAATGTCCACAGTCTGAGACTAGTAGTCTTGGCTACCGAAGGCTCCCAGGCCTTTTCTTCCATAGATGTATACATTGTATCGCCTATGTTTCGTTCCTCAAGAGATATAGGAACAAACATATCAGTAGGCGGTGTATCTATGGAAGTATTAGGAGATGTCACCTTCAATGGTGCAGATGTAATCTCCTTGAACAGACGAAATCCGTTAGCTACCAAATCATTACACAATTCCTCATAGGCTTGTAGTGATACACCTAGAAGAACTTCGTTTGTCCATGTGACCTGATTAGGGTCATTCATTAGGACAGCAGCAGCTTTGATAGCGTCGGCAACTATCATTATGCACTCTTTCTAAGCAATAGCTTTCTTCAATTCTTCGTCAGTCACAAGCTGGCGTCCACAAGTAGGACAGACCAGAGCGCCAGCATTTATGGTGCTTGTGCAATACTTGCAGTTCTTGAAAGCAACCATGTCCTTAACTTCAACATTCCAAGGCCGCTCACCAATCTGAGACTTCAGTGCGACTGCCGCGGCACGTTGTATTGCAGTTATAGAACGATGCTGCTGATTCCTAGTCCAATCATCATCTGCAACCTTGACGAGTCTAAGGAACCAACGATTCTGGCAGTCCTTAACCTCGTTAAGTTTCTTGAGATGGTCTTTCAGTATGGCTGATTTCTCAAGATGACCATCAAGCCAGAACAATCCCGGCGTGGCCTGTCCTGTATAATCCAACTCTATACATGAATACATATAGTCCTTCACGATAGAATCAGCCAGCTTGTGTGAATCTATGGGAACTGAGACTGTTCCTCGGTCTTGGTCAAGATACAAATGACCATAACCATCTTCAATTTTGAGAGTTTCAAAATCTCCCATTCTAGCGGCAGGTATGAAATACTCTACCGGCATGATGCTAGGCTTAGATTCTCGGATATCGCAAGGCATTAGCGAAACGATAGTAGCTAGTGACATTATACAGTCTCCCTGTCAACGACCTCAGTTGAGTAGCTTCTCATTGCATCTTCTAGGATTACTAGATTTTCCTCAGCTTCCTTATCTATGATAGCCTGATGTTCGCCGCGAACCATAGAATCATTCTTCCTCTCTATCGTATGATTCATCAGCTTGTATATAAGTGCCTCGACAGCTTCCCACAGCAATTCTTGTGGCTGACCCTTGGCATCTTGAAAGACCCAGATAGGTTCATATGAATAGCCAGAGACATTAACTAGCTCCGGCTGCTGACCTATATATGCAAACTTCTCTAGAACAAAGCAGTTCTTAGCATATGGATACTTAGGAACTTGTCTAACTTCAGGAAATACCATCAAAGGGCCAAATAGCCCCTTACGATATTCCAACTCATTATTCGAGAACACTACACGAAAGATAGGTTTATTATCGAATACATGAGTTCCGTAGCGTTCGAGTAGAATCTTATTACAGTGTGATAGAGTCATAAAAAATGAGGGGCAGAACTAAGTCTACCCCCCATCCCCAATAGCAGTAAGGGTTAGTAGCCGCTCGGAACTGCGAGGCTCGCAATATACGAGCACGCAGCAGGATTGTTCACAAACAGATTGAACGAAGCTGTGATGTAGAATATCTGGCTAGTAGCAACGCCGCCAGTGGCACCGCGGATTTCAAATATCCGTCGTCCATCTACATCATAGAACTTCGCAGGATGCATCTCTGCACGACCCCAGACTTCAGAAATAACGAAGTCGATACGAGTCTTGTCCCAGAGATATGAAGGCTTAACAGCGGCACCGGCCAACTGCA